TGTGGATAAAGGCGAACTCGGCGGTTTCATTGAAAAGGAATCGAACTTGTCCGGCAACGCGTGGGTGTCCGGCGACGCGCGGGTGTTCGGCGACGCGTGGGTGTCCGGCAACGCGTGGGTGTCCGGCGACGCGCGGGTGTTCGGCGACGCGTGGGTGTTCGGCGACGCGTGGGTGTCCGGCGACGCGTGGGTGTCCGGCAACGCGTGGGTGTCCGGCGACGCGCGGGTGTCCGGCAACGCGTGGGTGTCCGGCAACGCGCGGGTGTCCGGCAACGCGTGGGTGTCCGGCAACGCGCGGGTGTCCGGCAACGCGGAGGTGTTCCAAAAACAACACATCTTCGTTGCTGGCCCTGCAGGAGTAGAAAGCCGCTGGGTAACTGCGGCGCACACCGGAACCGATGAAATATTCGTCTGCATCGGATGCTGGGAAGGCACCCTAACCACAATGATGCAAGCCGTCGCCGAACGCCGCGCCAACTACTGGAAGCGCCACGACGAAGCCACACAAGAACGCTGGCAAGCCGAATACCAAGCAATCCACGACATGATCGCCATTCGCGCCGAATCATGGAAACCAGAGAAGGAAGACAAAGGAGAAGCCAATGACAGTGATGACAATGACCGCGCCTAAATACCGATTCCGGCGCGGCGCGCTAGAAAACATTGCGCACATGCTGAACCTGAACACCGATGAACGGTTGGCGGCCACACTCGGATACCAGGTATCGGATTTGGAGCTTTTTAGGCATGGCCGGAAATACGTCACCGCCGCCGACGCCCTCCGCATTGCAACCATGATGGGCGACTCAGACTACCTGGTCGGGTGGTTCGATCTTGTCAACATCTAACCTAAAACCCTTCACACACAAACGCGGGCACCTGAAACTTGTAACGCCAATCACTGGTTCAGGTGCCCTTTTCGACTCCAAGGAGGAGACAATGCCCCACTATACCTACACCACCGAAGAAACACTCGAAGCCTTCCGAAGCGCATACCCAAAGCTCAACATCCAAACCGAAGACATCGAGAAGATCATTCAACAATGGGTGATGAACAACCCCGGCAAACTGATTGAACGCGGCATGCTGCCTGACGAGTGCAAGCAGTTCATCGACGCGCGCTTCGAGCACCTGCAAGGGGTGTTCGAGTGGGCGGTTCTCCGGGGCGATCTGGAGGACAAGAACCTTGATCGCGGGTTTGCGATTGTGCGGTGCGAGCAGCCGGTTTTGAAGCAGGCTTTGGCTGCGGTGTATCCGGTTGCGACGTCGAAGGAAACCGACGGGGATGATGAAGTTCAGCAGATGAAGCTCATAGTGAAGGACTCCGAGGCGTTCATCATCGCCACAGATAAAAACGTCACAGTGACACACAGGGTGGGGATGCTTGACGACAGCCTCCCACACGACACGGAAATCCTGCTACCCGCCGAAGAGCTGCACATCCTCAACACATGGGTGGCGAAAATCCCCAAATCAAAACAGTCAATCACCCTGTTCGTCACGCGCCGTAAACTCATCGCCGCAACCAAACACCAAATGAAATACCGCGTGTTCCGGGCAAGCAAACACGACTGGATTGATGGTGTAATCCACCGAGCGCAAGCCGCATTCAACGCCAAAGCCCCCGATATTGTGCCCCCAATGCGCATCAACACCACACGCATCAAGCACATCAAAGACGCCACCATCCTCACCACCTCAACCGAAAGCACCCTCACACCATTCGTCGCCAACAACGGCGACTGCTTCGGCACGGTCACAGTCCGGCGGGAAAACATCGGGGAACGCAAAAACCTCCCAATCGAACGCAACCAAGGCTTCTTCGCAATCAACGACATGTTTGAGGAGAGCAACTAATGCTAGACCAAATCGAAAAGCAAACCCTCGACGACATTGAAGCCCTGTTCGGGGAAAAGAAAACATGGCTCACCGTCGGAGAGTTCTGCAGGCTAACCGGGTTCCACCACAGCACCATCCGCAACCTGATTCGCTCCGGCGAACTCCCCGCAAGCCAACGCCGCCCCGGAGCGCGCATCCTGATCAGCTACCGCACAGCCATTGAATACATGAAGGAAACAGCATGACCGATAAGCAGTTTGAGTATGAGCTTGCCCGTCTTCGGCACCCTGCGGGGCAAGCCATGAGGGCGAAAGAAAACGACCCGGAAACCGCGCTTGCCCGCGCGGTTGGGGTGCTCACCGAACGCGAAAGCCGCGCACCGAAACACGGCTCCACCAATGAGGAAATGACCGTGGGGGAAATCCTCGGGGCACTCAGCATCGGGGCGATGGTGCTGGTCGCGTTCATGCTCGGCCTCATGGCCAGGGAGTGGGTGGGATAAGTGATGAGCAAACTCGAACAGCTCCAAGACGCCGTGCACATCCTCCACAAGGTGTACCAGCCGGAGATCGACAGCAACCAGAACATCAAAAACGCCCTGGTTAACCTCATAGACGTGCTGCACATGGAAGACCTCACAGCATGCTAGACGACGAGGCACCCCAACGCCCAGGGCGCAGGGTAATAGCCCCGAGCAGGGTAGCCGCAATCCGCCGGAAAATCGAACTCATGCTAGCCCCCAACCCCTGCCCAAAACCAGGGGCAGAGGAGAAGACATGCTGTTACACCGGCTGCGACCGCAAACAAGCCCCGGACAGTGACCTGTTCCTCTGCGGCTTTCACGACACCCTAGCCGATGTCGTACTCAACCCCACCAAATACATTGACCGCACATTCGAAGTAGGTGAACTACTATGACCCACCGCAAACCCCCACAACGATTCCAAGAACCACCACCAGTCATCAGCATCGCAATCCTCGGTGCGCTATGCACCCTGATCTTCACACTGTCGCTAATCCTGGTGCTGTGACGATGACAAGCCGAACCGTCAAGAATCCCCCGCCGCCAGGCTCCGACGAATGGCGGGGAATGATCACCGCGTCGAAAATCCCAGCAATCCTCGGAGTCAGCAGATTCACCAGCCAATACACCCTGTGGCACGAAATGGCCGGCCGAATCCCGCCAACCCCGATGAAACAAGACATTGCGGACTGGGGGCACGCCGCCGAGTTGGCGCTAGCTGACTGGTGGGCACGCCGCCAACCCAAAACATGGCAACTAAACGCCGGGGAAGTCGCCTACACCCGTGATGACCTGCCATTCCCCAACCTGGCCACACTCGACCGCAGGGCACGCAGGGGCAGGGCATTCCGAATCCTGGAATGCAAAACCGCTAGAAGCCTCGACGACTGGGGGAAACCCGGCGAACCAGACAGTGTGCCAGCGGATTACCACACGCAAGTGGTGTGGCAAATGGGAGTCAGCGGCATTCACCAGGCAAGTGTTCTTGTGCTGGGGCCGTTCCACCAAGCCGAGGAACATGAAATCCCCTGGGACGCTGACCTGTTCGACGGGCTGGTGGACGTGGCCAAAGGCTGGTGGGCATCCCTGCAGGAAGACACTCCGCCGCCGCTTGATGACACGACCAGCACCTACCAAACAGTGCGGGGCCTGCATACGGACATCAACCCGGATGAGGAAGTGCAGCTCACCCCTGCCGAGGCCGAAGAAATCCTCACCGCCCTGCGCATGGAGAAAGCCGCCGCGCAGGCAGCGACAGCGGCGAAAACCAGGCTGCTTGACCGCATGGGCAACGCCAAAAAAGCCCTCATGGGTGAAACCACCATCGCTACCCGCGCAGCAACCTCACGCGGTGGGGTCATGCTGCGCCCGAACCTGAAAGCAAAGCTATGAAAACCCTTTACGTGATATTTCACGAGAAGTACCGTAAAAACACGCACCCTGAGTGGGCGCCCGCCCACCCTGACATGATCTTGGCGGTGCAGGCCGAAACGTACATGCAGTGCCAAGACCTGGTGAAAAAGCACATAAGCGGCGAATGGGTGGGGATTTTCCAGCCCGCCGCAATCAACATGGACAACCACCCCCGTGGTGTAACCCACCTGCTCACCAAAGACGGCATTACGGAAGCAAAGGAGCTTGAACAATGACCTTCAACCACTACGAAGGCGACTGGGATAAGAAAATCGATGGTGAAAGCCTCGAAGACCTCAAAGAACTTCTCATCGGCCGTAAAATCGTTGAAGTCGATGACGACGATGAAGCCCTCATCCTCGACAACGGTGTCCGACTTTACACCGTAGGCAACGAGGGCTGCGGAGGCTGCAGCGCGGGGAACTGGTGGATAAGCCGCCTTGCGCCCTACGACCATGCAATCACCGGCGTGAAGATCGCCGAAGAAGACCTCACCCAGGATTACAACGCAATCGGCGACCACATCGTTCGAGTGTTCGTGTGGGCAGAGTCTGAAGTCAAGGCCACCGAAATCATCACCGCCAAAGGCTACGAAGACAACGGGTTCTACGGCCGAGGCTACGAAATCTACGTCGTAAACCCCAATAAGGAGGGCAACCAGTGAGCCAGGAAATCGACCGCATCACCCCACCCGCCGAGGCTGAGGTAATGCCCACCGGCGACGTCAGTGACGACGCCATAGACCTGCTAATGCGGCAAGCACAGGCAATGGAAACCGCCCACAAACTAGCGGTGGCATTGTGCAGCACCGACATGGTGCCACAGACCTACAAGGGCAAGCCGGAAAACGGAGCAGCGGCAATACTCTACGGTGCTGAATTGGGGTTGAAGCCCCTGCAGTCCCTGCAGCAGATTTTCGTTGTGCACGGCACACCCGCGATCTACGCGCGCACTATGTCTGGGCTTTTGAAGGCGCGCGGCTACAGGTTTGACACCATTGAGTCCACAGATGAAAGCGTCACGGTGACTGGAACCTCGCCGAAGGGTGAGCAGGAAACCAGTACATGGACCATCGACCGGGCAAAGCGTGCAGGCTACACCTCAAACAAGAAGTACCAAAGCGACCCGCAAGCCATGCTTTACGCCAAGGCACTATCCGAGGTGTGCCGCAAACTGGCCCCCGACGTGTTGTTGGGAATCACCTACACGGCTGAGGATTTGCAGCTCGAGGAAAGCCGCGTGCAGGCCAAGGCCACACGCCTCGACAAGCCCCGCCAGCAGCGCGGCGCCTCAGGCGTGAAAGCCGCCCTCGAATCCAAGCAGGCACCACAGATCGACGTTGACAGCATCATCGCGGCATTCAACACCGCAGCCAGCATCGACGACCTGAACACGGTGGCCGAGCAAGCCAGGGGAATCCCCGCCGATCACCCGCAGCGCGAAGCCGCAGAGCACGCCTACAGTGAGCGCTACAACACCCTTGCTGAGATGGAAGCCCTCGCGGCCGAAGCCGAGGGAGGCATGCCATGATTCCGTACCAGCATTTCCCCGGAAGACTGGTCAGCGACCCTGAACTCCGGTTCACCTCCAACGGCAAACCATGCAGCACCTTCCGCCTCGCGTGCTCCGACAGCAGGAAAACCCCGACTGGTGAGTGGGAGACCACAAACCAGTTGTTCATCCAAGTCACCTTGTGGGGTGAGGCTGCTGAACCAATGTCCTACCTGAGGAAGGGTTCTAAGGTCACGGTGGTTGGAAAGCTGGTCACTGAGGAGTGGGAAGCCAAGGACGGTAGTCAACGGTCGATGATTAAGGTCATGGCGGTTGATGCGTTGCAGTCTGTGGCTGATGTTGAGGTTGCTGGTTCGCAGGCGCGCCCTGGGTATGCGCCTTCTCAGCAGGGGGGCGCGTGGGGTTCTTCACCCCCGGCCACCCCGCAGGATACGGGCGAACCTCCGTTCTAACAGTATTTGTTTTTGCCACCCCCGCAGCGTGTGTTGTGGGGGTGGTTTTGATGAAAGATAAGGGAAATGAATGCCCCGAAACCTGAATGGGTGAATTTGTTCACGCCGCAAGGCATCGCCATTTTCGCTGTTCGCCGGTACGGCTTGTTCCTGGATAAGGAAACGTGCAGGTCAATCAGTGTTGTCTGCTTGAATGTTGGACTCGGTGCGTAATGAGCTGGTTCATGATTGACGACCGTTTTCATGCGCATCCTAAGATTTCCTCCCTTCCTAATGCTGCGGTGGGTTTATGGGCGAAGGCTGGGAGTTGGTGCGCTGAATTTGAGACTGATGGGGTGATTCCTCGTCAGCAGGTGCGGGCTTTGCGGGGGAGCGCGGTTCAGATTCAGGCGCTTGTTGATGCGGGGTTGTGGACGCAATCAGTCAATGAAAATGGTGTGATCGTGTTCACTTTTAGGGACTGGGGGGACTATCAGCAGACCCGCGAACAACGCTCGAATCGACGCCGTATTGAACGCGAGTCAAAGGCCCGCAGGAGGGGCTGCAACGCCGATACTGAAACAGGGAGGCTCGACCTATCCGAACGCGAAATGAATCCGAATCGAAATCGAAATGAATCCGAATCGAACGCGAATCGAAATCGAAATGAAAACGAAATGAATCCGAATAGGTCGAGCGATTTTTCCTCTACCAGCGAAAACGCCGAAATGTCCACCCCGGACGCCACCCGCATGTCCACTCCTCGCGCGCGACGCGCGCGCCCGGACCTGCGCCCGACCAATACCAATAAAGGGGAGCTTAAGAGAGAAAATCTTCCGAGCGAGAGCGCAAGCGCACACGCCCCCGCCCCGAGTTTCGACCAGGGTTCGGCGGCCGCTGACGCGCCGCCCCCCAACACCCCAACCGTGACCGGCGACACACCCGCCGATTGGTCCACGCCGGATGACCCCCGATGCCGCGAACACGCCGGGCTGCCACGCGACCAGGTGCCACCCTGCGGGGCCTGCGCAGCCGCCAGACGCTGGTTCCAGGACCAGAAAACCCAAGCCAAGCAGGCACGACGCGCCGAAATCGACGCTTGCCCGTGGTGCGACGAGCGGGGTTTTGTCCTGGTCCCGACCCGAGGAATCGACCCGGATTCGCCGGAAAACCGCAGCGTAGCCCGCAAATGCGACCATCGGACACCCCCCGAGCCGGTGGACCTCCCACCGGAATACGCTCAACTCCGGGCGGCCAGACGAAACGAGAATGCCCCAAATCCGCCCTCATTGCCGCCTCACACGCCCGAAAACCCCTCGGCGGGTAGTCGTGTATGGTTCGGCAATTCCAACGCCGCAAAACCCCCGTTTTGAGACTGTTGTGACCACGCTCCGCCCAACAGGCCACCAGGCGCCACCAACCCGCCCCAAGCCTCACGCGCGAAAATAACACCCACCCCCAACCCAAAACAAACCACCACCCCCACATAGAAAGCATGTTCCAATGACCCAAACGCTCACATTCTTCACCCCAGGCACCCCCAGACCCCAAGGCTCCAAACGCTACATCGGCGGCGGCCGCAGTATCGAATCCAGCAAACACCTACCCGCCTGGCGCAAAGCCCTCACCCAAACCGCAACCCTCACCCACAACCACAAACCCCCAATCCAAGGACCAATCACCATCACCGCAATCTTCATCTTCCCCCGCCCCAAACGCCTCAAAAACAAAACCGAACCACACACCAAAACCCCCGACCTCGACAAACTACAACGCGCCCTCGGCGACGCCCTCACCCAATCAGGAGCAATCAACGACGACAGCCAAATCACAACCTGGATAACCCACAAACGCTACGCACACCCCGGCGAAACACCCGGCGCACACATCCACCTCACCCAGAAAGAAACCCACATGGCACACCCCTACCCCCACGACGACACCAACGACGACACCCTCCCAGACTGGGAACGCGCAGACAGGCTCGAACGCGACCACCAAGAAGAACGATACGAAATCCAGAAAGACGAACAATGACCCTCACCATCATCGCGTGCATCATCATCACCACCGCCATAAGCACCCTCACCCACCCCGGAACAATCACCCACCTCACCACCAAGAAAGACACAAACCAATGACCCCCAACCACATCAACGCCCTCCGACGCTTCGCCTCCGGCAAACGCATCAACCACACCATGACCAACATCCTCATCGACCACGGATACCTAGCCTTCGACACCTACGGCTCCATCATCCTCACCACCAAAGCCACCAAAGAACTCCAAGAACCCAAACCATGATCACCATCAACAAAATCCTCACCAACCTCGCCACCCTCACCCACGAACTCGAAACCGACCTCCACCCCACACACATCGACTCCACCATCCCCAAAGAAGGAGGCCACACCACCCCCGGACCACGCCCACCCCTCAACCTCACCCAACTCGAAAACAAAATCACCACCGAAGACGAACTCCGCGACATCATCCACCAAATCCTCAAACACGCAAACATCCACCTCCCAGCCAGCGCAGCCAACCAACCACTCTCACGCTGGTGCACCTGGCTCAGCCACAACACCCACCTCATCAACCACCACCCCGAACCCGACACCATCGAACAAGGACTACGCACCATCGAACAAGACCTCACCCAACGCCACCACCGCGAACCACCCATCAACCCCCACGGCCAATGGCTCACCATCCAACAAGCCATCGACCACGCATGGCAACAAGGCCACAACATCACCCGCAAACAAATCCACCACTGGAGAGCACGAGGACACATCAGAGCACACCACAGCCTCGACGGCACACTCAAATACTCACAAACAGACATAGATAAAAAACTGTCACATTGACAAAACGGGCAACCACACTGCTAAACTCAGTCGCAGACAACCCCCATGCCAAAAAGCATGGGGGTTTACCCATATCAACCCCCAAAACCCCATGCCATTCAAAGAAACCCGCGCAAACAAAAAACTCCGCCAACAACTCCGCCAACAACACGCAGAAAACAACACCCCCTGCTACCTCTGCGGCCAACCAATCGACTACACCGCACCACCACACACCCCAAACGCATGCGACCTCGACCACATCCACCCCACAAGCACACACCCACACCTCGAAAACGACCCCAACAACATCAAACCAACACACACCAACTGCAACCGCGCACGCCACAACCAACCACCCCAACCAACCCTCGGACAACCCAGCCAAACCTGGTAACAACGGTAGGGGGTAGCAAATCACCAGCACACCTGACCAGGACATTTGAGCCGGGTGGGCCTGTCCTCTCCCCCCACTCGTTTTTGGGGGTATCGCGCGCGCAAGACCTGGTTTCTGGAAGGAGCTTTAATCATGACTGTTGGGCCGCTTGAACAGGCTGTACTTGATTCAATTGAGGCGCGTGGCGAGAACGTCACCGGTGCAGATAAGGCATTGCAGGAGCTGGCGCTGTCGTATGCTCGGCAGATTGATTTCGTGCCTGTTGATGCTGGGTATGACCGCACAAAGGCGTTGTATTTGGGGCCTCATTTGTTGAAGGCGTTGGGGGCGTTGGGGTGCACGCCGGAGGCGCGGGGAATTCCTGAGGACCGTGACCGCCCTGTGGCGGTTGTTTCGGTGATGGAGCGTATGAAGGCGGCCGGTGGTGGTCGAGCAGGTTAAGGGCTTCGAGCAGCCGCGCCTGTTTCCCCCGCCGTTGCGCCCACTAACCCCGGAGACGTCGAAGGGGTTTGAGGCCATTGAGTTTGCGGAGTTCCTAGGTATTCGCCTGTACCCGTGGCAAAAATGGCTGTTGATTCACGGCCTGGAACTGAACCTCGACGGCACTGACTTCCGGTTTAAGCGCGTCATAGTTGAGGTGGCCCGCCAGAACGGCAAGACAACGCTGATGGTTGTGATCGGCTTGTGGCGTTTGTTTGTGTTCGGCGCATCGGAGATTGTTTCCGCAGCTCAGAAACTTACTGTTGCTGAGGACACGTTGAAAGACGCGTTTAAGATCGCCGCTCATAATGAGGTGCTACGTGAGTACTTGCCGAACGACCCGAGGCCGAAGGACAACGAGTTCAACGGCGCTTGGATGCGGGAAACGAACGGTAGCAAGCAGATTGAGTTGTGCAAGGTTCCTGTGCCTGGCCGCTTGGATGTGTTCGGCACTTTGCCCACATGGTCGGTGACTACTGCTGACCGTAAAGGTGGGCGTTCAGCTTCGGCTGACACGGCATTCATTGATGAGATGCGTGAGCTGCTTACGTGGGACGGCTGGAACTCGATTGAGCCAACCATTGCGGCGCGCCCAGAGTCGCAATTGTGGGGGTTCTCCAACGCTGGTGACGCCCGCTCGATTGTGCTGAAATCCCTGCGTGATTCAGCGGTTGAGCGCATCAACCTTGGGGACACTGAGGACATGGCCACGGCGTTGTTCTCGTGGTCAGCGTCGCAGGACGCGGAGATAACGGACGTTGATGCGCTGCGTCAGGCTAACCCGTCGATGGGTTGGGGCGGCATCACTTTGAAGAATTTGTTGGCTGAGGCGAAGGAGACGAAGAATCCCGATGGTTTCCGCACTGAGAAAATGTGTGTGTGGGTGGAGTCCCTGGAGCCGGGGAAGATTCCTGCTGACGTGTGGGGTGCTTGCGCTGATGCTGGTTCCCGTGTTGCGGAGGGGAATCCTGTGGCGGCGGCGGTTGATGTCGCGGTGGACGGCAAGTTCGCCTATGTCGCGGTCGCTGGTGTTCGTGATGATGGGCGAACGCACGTTGAAGTCGTCGCCCAACGAGCCGGTTTTAGATGGGTTGCCGAGTGGTTCGCAGCTCGTGTTGGGGCCGTCGATTGGTTTGATGGTCGTGTAGCAATGCAGGTGAAGGGTGCTCCGGCTGCTGGTTTGGCTCCGTTGTTGGAGGAGGCTGGTTTGACGGTGGTGCCTTGGCAGGGTGGGGATATGTCTTCGTCTGTGCTTGGGTTTTTTGATGCGATTGCGACTGGTGAGCTTCGGCATCGTTCGCAGCCTGTTCTTGATCTGGCTGTTGAGGGTGCGCAGGATAAGAAGGCTGGTGACCTGTTCATTTGGGATAGGTCGGGTAGTCGTAATGATGTTTCGCCTTTGGTGGCGTGCAATGTGGCGTGGTGGTTGCTTGGGCATGAGCCTGAGGAGCGGCGTTCGGCGTATGCGGATGAGGATTTCTTTGGGGGTGAGGAGCCTGATTTCGATGATATTTACGCTGGTGAAGATGATAGTGATGATGATTATTTGTTGATTGTTTAGGAGGTGATTTCTGGTGGGGATTTTGCAGCGTTTGGGGTTTCTTCCGACGGCGGTGTCTGTTCCTGAGCCTGAGGGTTTGGCGTTGCCGATTCTTGAATCGTTGGCGGCGTCGATTGATGGTTTCAGTGTGGAGCAGCTTTGGGATTCCCAACCGCACCTTCGGACGGTCACGGATTTCATTGCCCGGAATATCGCGTCGATTGGGGTTCATGTTTATCGTCATGCTGAGGATGGTGGGCGTGAGCGTGTGCGAACCGGCCCGCTGGCGAGGCTAGTGAAGAAGGCCAATGCGGGGCAGGTTTTCTATGATCTGCTGTATGCGTCTGTCATGGACCTGTGCCTGTATGACGAGTTCATTTGGGTGATCAGTGACGCTGGTGACGGCCCGGAGATTTACCCTGTTTCTCCGACGTGGGTTCATCGTCTGCGGTGGGAAGATAAATGGACGTTGAAATCCATTGTGATTACGGATGATAAGACTGGTGAGCCGTTGGAGATTCCGGCGGAGAAGATCATTCGTGTGCATGGCTATTCCCCGGGGAGTTATAAACGTGGTGCTTCGAAGGTGCGCACGCTGAAAGACTTGCTTAAGGAGCAGTTGGAATCTGCTGCGTATCGTGGTCAGTTGTGGAAGAACGGGCCGCGTATTAGTGGTGTGATTGAGCGTCCTGCGGGTGCTCCGCGTTGGGAGGGTATGGACCGTCGCCGGTTTAAGGCGGCTTGGCAGTCGCAGTATTCGGGGCGTGGTTCTGGTGCGGGTGGCACTCCGATTCTTGAGGACGGCATGTCTTTCAAGTCGATGCATCTTAAAGCGTCTGATGAGGATGTCGTTGATGTGGCCAAGTTGTCCCTTGCGACGGTGGCTAGTGTTTTCCAGGTCAATCCGACGATGGTTGGTTTGCTGGATAATGCGAACTATTCAAACGTCAGGGAGTTTCGGAAGAGTCTCTACGGGGATTCCCTCGGCCCGATCATCAAACAGATTGAGGACACGCTGAACGTGTTCCTGCTGGAAAAGCTCGGCGTTGAAGACGACGTTTACTTTGAGTTCAACATTGAGGAGAAGCTGCGCGCCTCGTTTGAGGAAAAGGCGCAGGTCACCAGTACCGCTGTTGGTGGCCCGTGGATGACACGTAATGAGGCGCGTGCGATGAACAACCTGCCTTCGGTTGACGGTGGGGATGATTTGTTGGTGCCGTTGAACACTGCGGTGGACCCGGGGGAGGAGCCCCCTAGTGTTGATGGAGGTGATGACGGTGGCGGTTAACGTTGTGGTTGGCCCCCCGTTTGCTGGCAAGTCTGTGTTTGTTGCGGAGAATGCTAGCGCTGGGGTGCCGCGTTTTGATTTTGATGCGGTTGCTGCGGTGGTGGGGGGCGTCGACAAGCCGGAGGCTGATGTTCCGCCTGGTGTTGTTGATGCGGTGTTGGCTATGCGTAGGGGCTTGGTGGGGTGGCTGCTTGACCCTGAGACGATTGTTGATGAGTTGTGGTTTGTGTCGGAGAATCCACCTGCTGCGCTTGTCAGCAAGTTTGAGGGGGCTGGTGCGGTGTTCCATTTGGTTGACCCTGGGCGCGATGTTTGTGTGGAGCGTGCTACTGAGGCTGGCGCGTCTGATGATGTGTTGGCGCGGATTGATGCTTGGTATGAGAATCCCCCGGAGTTGCCTGGGGGTGAGAAAGGAGGTGTTGCCCTTATGAAGTTGAAGGATTTGAAGGTTCGGGTTAAAGAGCCTGATGATGTTGAGGTTGAGGCGGGCGAGATTGTCGCCTATGCAAGTGTGTTCGATAATGTGGATTCTTACGGTGATGTTATCCGTAAGGGCGCGTTTGCGGACACGTTGAAGGAGTGGGAGGAATCCGGTAATCAGCTGCCTTTGCTGTATGGCCATGATTTCCGAGACCCGTTCAGCAATATTGGCACGGTGGTTGAGGCTGTTGAGGATGATCATGGTTTGAAAATCCGTGCGAAGCTTGACCTGGATAATGAGAAAGCTAGCCAGGTTTACCGTCTGCTGAAAGAGCGCCGCTTGTCGCAAATGAGTTTCGCGTTTGATGTTGTCGAAGGCGCGGAAATGAAAGACAACGACAATTGGGTTTTCGAGATTCGCAAGGTGCGCCTGTACGAGGTCAGTGTCGTTCCTATCGGCGCGAACCAGGAAACCGAAGTGCTCGCGGTGAAAGCCGCCGAGTCCGGCGCGGAAATGTCGAAGGCAATGGCGTTGATGCTGAAATCAATGCGTGACGCGCTGACCGGAAACGACACTAGCCCCGAGGGAACACCACCCCCGGGGTTTTCTCATGCCGCCAAGAAGAGCGGCGATAACCAGGGCGCCCTGAACAAGCTGGGTGCCCGCCTCATGATCTTGGAAAAGGAGAAACACTAATGGGTAACAAAACCCTGCGTAAGCGTCGTGACGCCGCGTTTGACCATGCAAAAAGCCTCTACTCGCAGTTTGGCGAGGAGGTGACAGATGCGCAGCTCGCCGAACTGAAAGAAGCCCTCCACGAGGCCGAAGCCCTCGACGCTGAACTTGCAAAGGTGAAGGAAGCCAACTCGGTTTTCGAGAAGCTGCGCAACATCGACACCGGTGAAACCCCGCTGCAGCCTGAGGCTAAATCCCTGGGTGAGCATTTCGTGAAGTCTGCTGGCGAAAGCCTTAAGCAGCAAGGTTCCCGACGCCTGGAGATTTCCGCACCTGAGTTCAAGGCCGCTGGCGACCCGGCTAAGACAACCCCGCTGGTTGATGGTTTCGGCACCATGTACCAGCGCAGCATTGTTAACCAGCGTCGTGAGAAGCTGGTTGCCGCTGACCTGATGGGTTCCGCGAATGTGGACCTCCCCACCATCAAATATTTGGTGGAGAAGGCCAACCGCATCGCCGAGGGTGCGCCTGCGTCTGTGGCTGAGGGGGCGCAGAAACCCTATGTCCGGTTCGCTGATCTTGACATTGTGACTGAATCTCTGTCGAAGATCGCCGCGTTGACGAAGCTTTCCGACGAGATGATCGCGGACTTCGGGTTCGTGGCTGACTGGATTAACAACCAGCTCATCTACGAGCTTTCCGTTGTGGAGGAAAAGCAGCTGATCAGCGGCGACGGCACGGGCAGCAATGTGCGTGGCATCCTGAACCGCTCCGGCATTCAGACGGTGACGTCTGCTAAGAAAGCCAATTGGTTTGATGACCTGTACAGTGCGATCTCTAAGGTTGCTCAGGCAACCCCGCTGACTGCTGACGGCATCATCATGAACACCGCTGACTATGAGGTTCTGCGTCTCGCTAAGGACGGTAACGGCCAGTACATTGCTGGTGGCCCGTTCCAGGGTCAGTACGGTGTTGGTGGCATTCTGGTTGACCCGCCGGTGTGGGGCTACCGTACTGTTGTGACGAACAACATTCCGAAGGGTACCGCCCTTGTGGGTGCGTTCCGTCAGGGTTCCACCATCCTCCGCAAGGGTGGTTTGCGTGTGGATTCCTCGAACACCAACGCTGATGATTTCGAGAAGAACCTTGTTACTTTGCGTGCTGAGGAGCGTATCGGTCTGATGGTTCCGCTGCCTTCGGCTTTCGTCAAGGTGACGCTGACGGCGGGTGCGTAGTCATGTTGCGTCCGTATCGTGTGACGTTTCATGATGGGTTTGAGACGGTGCTGCTGCTGACTGAGATTCACCAGCAGCGTGATTTCCCTGATGCTGTGCTGGTTGAGGATGATTCCTCTGCGGCACCGGCGGAGGCTGAGGTTACTGAGCCAGTGGAGGCAACCCCGAAACGTACAACCAAGAAAGCAGCCGCAGCCGCAGACACTACTGATGCTGAGGCTGAGGCCGCCGAGTAAGGAGGTGTGGGGTGAATGACCACGGTCTAATCCCAAGCATGGCCACGGCTGTTGGCGGTGAACGCCCCACACAAGACCAGATCGACAAGGCCGTGGCCACCATCCGGCAACTCTGCGGCTGGCATGTGTGGCCACGCCGAACGGAAACCCTGCGCTTAGACGGCACTGGGGATGAGACCATGATTCTCCCAACGAAACGACTCGTCGACGTCACGGCGCTCACTGTGAATGGTGAACAGATTGGCATCGATAAGATCGGCTGGTCGGATGATGGTCTGCTGCATCGGCGTGGGGGTTTCCCATGTGGGTTCAGGAATGTCGCCGTGACGATTACGCACGGTCATGATGCGGCACCTGATTTAGCAGCTGTGGCGTTGGAAATGGCAGCTAGGTCCATGCGCCCTGCGGGGAACATCAGTGTTGGCAGTATCAGTGTTGGTGCTGCGACTGGTGCGACGCCGCAGTCGTCGGAGTGGCGCATCGTTGACCTGTATAAGTTGGGGCCGTTGCCATGAGCTTGATTTTCAATCAGTCGGTGGAGGTTCTGCGCCCCAAGTTGGTGCGAGACCCTTATAACCCGAAGCGTGGAACCGCGTCGTTTGACGACCCGGAGGTTATCGCGTATCCGCATTTGGTGAGTGTGCAGCCGGTTTCCACGTCGGAGGATTCTGGCCGTGCTGGCACTCTGACAACGGTGTTCATGCTGTACACCCAGATTGGGTTTGATATTGACCTGCGGGCGGGTGACCGTGTGCGGGTTGGTGGCTCACTGGTGTTGGATGTCGACGGCACTCCGATGAAATGGCCTGACCCGTTTACTGGCCGGGTGCATCATGTGGAGGCCAGGTTGAAGGTGATTCATGGGTAGGGAATCAACCCGGGTTGAGCTTGACCTAGATGACCTGTTCAAGCAGGTCATGGATACAGATCAGGTTGTGGGTGGCACTGAGCAGCAGGCAGCGAAGATCGCGGCGCGCGCTAGGCAAATAACCCTGCGTGAAGGCGGTGAAGCCGTCATTGATGTTCGGCGTCGATACCACGCGAACGGCCGTGCCTCATACGACGTGGTTTCCGAAAGCGATGAAGAGTACGGCACGTCGGAGAAGAAGCGCATACGCGCCTTACGGCGTGCGGCAAGGGAGGTGAAGTAAGTTGATGAATGATCGCGCCTGGTCAGATACTTTGCGCATGGTGATTGAGATGCTTTCCTCCACCTTGCCTGATGTGACTGTGGCTGACCGTATGCCCCCGCCTGGGGAGCTTGACCAGCAGTTGCCGTATGTGATGGTTGACCTGCTCCCAGGTGAGGAGGTTGTCGCGTGGGGTGGGCGTGGGCCCGTTCGGGATTTCGTCGTGTTGGACATTGACGTGTTCGCGGCGTCGCGGGCGTTGGCTCATCCCACTGGGGTTTTGATTAGGCAGTTGATGCATAATCTCCCGAACTATGCAGGGGCGAATGTGACTTATGTTGATTGCCCCGGGTTCTCGACGCGGCCTGACTACAACCCGCACATACGCCGCCTTGGTGTCACAGTGACACTTCACGTGCCCACATAGAGAAAGTAAGCAAATCTACGCCCCATCCGAAACCCGGGTGGGGCATTCCGCAACAGGAGGAAAACAAATGGCCGAACAGGCAACCCTCGAAGGATTCGAAGCCGCCGCCCTGCGCGTCGGTGTCACCGGTGCGCTGCGAACCGCAGCAATCGGCACCAAAGTCATGACCGATTTCAAGGAAAAGTACGACACCAGCATCTACCTGAACCGTGGTTACATCAGCCCGGATGGTGTGGAAATCAGTTTCGACGAGGACACTAACGAGTTCATTCCGTGGCAGGAGGCCCTGCCTATTCGTCGTGACATCACGAAGTCTGTGAAGGCAATCAAGGTCACTCTGTGGCAGTTCACGCGTGACAACGCGAGCCTGTACTTTGGTGTCCCCGGTGGTCAGATCAAGGTCAACGACGACGGTTCCTGGTACTTCGATGAAGGCAACCTGCCTGAGTTTGAGCACCAACAGTGCGTGCTCGACGTCGTTGACGGCGACAAGGCCATGCGCATCACCCTGCTTGATGCTCAGGTTACCGGCCGCTCCGGCATGACGTTCAAGCGTGAAGACGCTATCGGCCTGGAAATCACCCTGACTGGTTTCCCCGCTGGCAAGGAATACGCAGATCAGCAGCTGTCCGGCAAGACCGCGCGGTGGCTGTTCTCCGCTGGCTGGGATGGTTCCGGCGCTAAGGGCGCCACGTCTTCATCTGATGATGGTGCTGTGCCGCTTAAGGTGCAGACCCAGCAGCTGCCTGCTGGCACGAAGGGCCAGGAGTATTCCGTCACCCTTGCTGCACTTGGTGGTGAGGCCCCCTACAACTGGTCTGTTGACGGCACGCCCGCCCTGCCCGCTGGCCTGAGTCTGAACAAGGACGGCAAGATCACGGGCAGCCCGACGGCTGCTAGTACCACTGAGATCACCTTCAAGGTGGAGGATGGTAAAAAGCGCACTGCGACGCAGAAACTGCAGCTTGTCATTGCTGATGCTTAGCGTCTGATTGTTGTTCGAATCCCCGGTTTCTTGCTGGCCCCGGGTTATCAAAGGCCAGCATTTTAGGTGGTGGTGGGGGAGTGTTTGGCAGGCCCGCCCCCACCAACCTTTTGTTGTTTGGCCTGCTTGTGAGACTTTGGAAGGGGTCTGCCATGTCCTATGATTTGGATACTTTGATCGCTCAGCGGAAGGAAGCCACCGGCATTGAGGGTGACCGTATCGCCTTCACATTCAAGGGTGAAACCTTTACTTTCGCTGACCCGATGTTCCTGAATGATGCCCAGTTGGATGAGCTGAATGACCTGCCAGAGTACGGGCCTGATTTGTGTGCCTGGTTCATGGGTGAGGAAGAGTACGACCGGTTCCTCGAGGCTGGTGGCTCGTCGTCTCTGTGGGGCTTGGTGTTCGCTGAGCATCGCAAAGCTATGGAGGCTGTCAACAGTGAGGGAAAATCTTCACCGTTGAATCGCTTGCAGCGTCGTGCGGTGGCGCGGAAGTCCTCGAAGCGTCACTAGAGCAGGCGTACCACAGGGATGTTATGGCGGAGTTCTGGCGGGGTGAGATCACCTTGCGGAAACTCCGCGTCCTTGTTGAGAACCTGCCTAAGGATTCCCCGGCGCGTTGGCATCAAACCGACGGCAAGCCCTACGGCATTACCGACTCCCTGTTGTGGCGGCTGTTGTGGGCGACGTGGGAAACACAGGTTTTGCTGGCCCGCGTGAACGGAAACAGCAAAGCAAAAATGCCGGCCGAAGAAACACCTGCCTATCCGTGGTCGGAGATTAAGAACGCTAATTCTTCACGCATTGGTTCCCTGGGTGATCACACCCAGGAGGAGGCACTTGCGTATTTGAAGAGTCTTGAAATCTGATTGGAGTGTGGCGCGGTGGCGTCTACTGTGTGGGTTCCGGTTAATGCTTCGATGCGTGGTTTCGCCGCTGAGGTGGTGAAGGGCGCGTCGAAGGCTGCTGATGATGCTGGCGCCCTGATCGAGAAGAGCTTTGAGAAGTCCGGCCAGAACGCCGGTGCCGCGCTGGCTGAGGGCGTCGAGAAGCAAACCCGCGTGGTTGCTGCGGCCCGTAAGGCTGAGGCGCAGGCGGCGCAGGATGTTGCGGTGGCTGAGGAGCGACTGCAGCAGGCGCGTAACAGCAGCACGGCCACGGCGTCGCAGGTGGCGCGCGCGGAGTCTGATGCGGCAGTGGCCAAAGCCAAGCTTGATCAGGCTACCGCCCAGGTCGCACGTGGTGAGACTGACCTTAAGGCTATTCGTGAGGGCGGCGTCGCAACCGCGGCTCAGGTGGCACGTACTGAGGATAACCTTGGGAAGGCTCGTATTGCCGCAGCTGAGGCATCGGGGAAGGTAAAGGCCGCTGATCTTGCTGTGGGGGAGCAGCGGGATAAAGTCGCCGCAGCTAATGAGAAAGTCGCGGCTGCGGAGAAGAAACTTCAGGACGCGCGTAACGCTAATGACGCTGACTCGAAGGAGGTTCAGCGCGCGGAGCGTGAGCTAGAGACTGCTAAACGCCAGTCTGACCGTGCGTCACTTGCTTTGGTGAAGTCGGAGGGGGAGCTTAAGAAAGCTAAGGTTGATTTAGCGAACGCCAACGACCAGGTGAGCGCCAAGGAGAAACTGTACAAGGCCACAATGGAGGACGCCGCAGCGTCGCAGCGTAAGGCTGCTGAGGCTGCTGGGCATGTTGGGGACCAGGTTAAGAAGACTGGTTTCACGTTCACTGGCGCGGCTGAGAAGTCGAAGGCTTGGGCGCTGAGCCTTTCTGGTGATGTGGATAGTGTGGGCGGGAAGATTAGTTCCCTTGTGGGGACGGTTGGTCGTCTTGGTGGGGTTATTGCTGGTGGTCTTGGTGTTGCTGGTGGTGCCGCGTTTTTTGGTGATGCCATTGGTAAAGGCCGTGAGCTGTCGCAGGTGATGGGGTCGTTGCAGGCTGTGACGGGTTCGACTGGGGACACTATGAAGATGGTGTCGCAGCGTGCCCGCGACCTTGGCAACGATGAAACCCTGGCTGGCACTAGTGCCGCATCTGCTACTGATGCGATGCTGGCGTTGGCTAAGGGTGGTTTGTCGGTGTCTGATGCTATGGACGCGGCAAAGGGTTCCATTCAGCTTGCGGGTGCTGCTCAGGTTGATGCTGGCACTGCTGCTGATATTCAGATCGCGGCGTTGAATGGTTTCCACCTGGCGGCTAAGGATGCGTCACTTGTTGCTGACGTGTTGACTAACACCGCTAATAACAGTGCTACAGGCTTGACTGAGCTAGGCGACTCCATCAAGTACACGGCACCTATTGCCTCCACTCTGGGTGTGTCTTTGCAGGATGCGAGTACGTATCTTGGCTTGTTCGCCAACCTTGGCATCAAGGGTTCCGAGGCTGGTACGGCGATGCGTTCGGCGTTGCTGTCGCTTACTAACCCGTCAAAAGAAGGCGCTAAGGCGCTTGCTGAGATGGGTGTCAATGCGTTCGATGCGCAAGGCAAGTTCGTGGGTATGCGGGAAATCACCGCGCAGCTGGCGGCCGCGCAGGACCGCATGGGTGAGAGTGCGTTTACCGCCGCTGCTGCAACCGCGTTTGGGCGTGAGGCTGTATCGTTTGCGACTACTGCGGCGAACAGTGGTGTCGAGGGGTTTGATAAGCTGCGTGCTTCTCTCGACCGGCAAGGCTCCGCTGGTGAAACTGCGGGGGCTAAGCTCGCTGGCCTGAATGGTGTGATGGACCGTATCGGAAACGCGATTGATGATTTGCAGCTGCAGCTGTACGCCTTGGCTGAGCCTACGCTTTCGGCGTGGGGTGATCGTCTGGGGAACTCCATTGGCGCGTTGACTAATCAGCTTCCTGCTGTGGCTGAGTGGCTGGGCCGCAATAAGGATTTGCTGGTTGTTATTGGCGGCGCTGTTGGTGGTGTTGTTGCTGGCATGGCTGCTTTGCGGGCGGCGCAGGCTGGTTTGTTTGCGGTGTCTGCGATTAGTTCGTTTGCAGCGCAGATGAAAGTTTTGCCTGCCCTGCTTGCGGCGCAGCGCGCGGGCACTTTGCAGGCCACGGCCGCACAAATGGGCTTGAACACAGCCATGCTGATCAACCCCATAGGCTTGATTGTCGCTGGCATAGCCGCCGTTGTTGGTGCCCTGGTCTTGTTCTTCACGAAGACCGAGACGGGCAAGCGGATTTGGGGCGAGTTCACCAGCTTCATGGGGCAAGCCCTACAGCCGGTGTTCACTCTGTTCAGCAACCTGAAAGCCGCGTGGGGTGAAATCACTGAGGCTTTCAACGGCGGCGACGCCGGGTTTGGTGGCCTCATGGCGATCTTCGGGGCTGATAAAGCCCAGGCGATTGTTGATTTTGCTGAGCGCATGGGCGTTGCGTTCCAGAATGTGAAGGCATCCATTGGTGAGCTGTTCGCCGCGTTCCAGGGCGATGATGCTGGCATCGGCGGGCTGACCGCCCTTTTCGGCGCGGACAAAGCGCAGATGATTGCTGATGCTTTCACCACCGTCGGTAATGCAATGGAGTGGATTCGCGGCATAATTGTGGATTCGCTGAGTGGCACTTTCACGAGCCTGTGGAACACTGTCACGACCTTGGCCACGACTTTGAATAGTCTTGGCCAGACGATCACGGGTGCTGTGTGGGGTGCGCTGCAAGGCTTGTGGAATCTGCTTGTGCAGCTGTGGAACCTGCTTGAACCGGTGCTGATGCCGGTGCTGCAAACCATCGGTATCATTGTTGGTGGCGTGGTGGTGGGCGCAATCCTTGGGGCGGTGAAAGCCGTTGAGGGATTAGCGTGGATTTTGTCGCAGGCCACGAACATTTTGTCGTGGATTATCACCAATGGTTTCAACCCGCTAATCAGTGTGGTTGGTGTGGTCATCCAATGGGTGGGCAACTACTTGGCTGATGCTGTGCGTGTTGGTATCCAGTTCCTGGGTGACACGTGGAATGCTATTTCCGCTGGCATCGCCTGGGCGTGGAACACGCTGATCAAACCGGCGTGGGACGCGTTGGAGTACGCGGCGAAGTTTGGCCTGGCGCTGATCGGAACGATCGTGCTGACACCGCTGCTGCTGGCCTGGGAAGCCCTGTCATGGGGCATCAAAGCTGGTTGGGACAACGTGATTAAACCCGCGTGGGATTTGCTGCAAGGCGCGGCAAACTTCATGTGGAACAACGTCCTCATGCCGATTTTCGGTTTCATCAAATTCGAGTGGGACGGCCTGAGCCTTGCCATTCGATTCGCGTGGGACACGATCATCAAACCCACCTGGGATTTAATGATCGCGGGAATCACATGGCTGGCCAACAATGTGTTTAACCCGATGGTCGAGTTCATCAAGGCTGTGTGGAACGGTCTTGGCGCTGGCATCAAGTGGGTGTTCGACACGGTTGTTACACCAACGTGGAACCTGATGCAGGCCGGTTTGCAGGCGTTGGGGGACTTCTTCTCCAGCATCTGGAACGGCTACATCAAACCAACGTGGGAAGCCCTCGGCAACGGCATACGCTGGGTTGCTGATAATGTGGTGCACCCGGTGTTCAACGGGCTGAAAGACGGGTTGACGAAAGTCAAAGACTGGTTCAGTCAGACCGTCGATAATATCGGCCGCATCTGGGACGGCATCAAGGACAAGACGAAAAAACCTGTTGAGTTCGTGGTCAACACGGTCTACAACGGTGGCATCAGGAAAGCCTGGAACACGGTGGCCAAGCTGGTTGGCCTTGGTGAACTCCCAGAGCATCATTTCGCAACCGGTGGTGTCCTGCCTGGTTACAGTCCTGGTAAGGATATTCACCATTTCTACAGCCCCACTGGCGGGCTGCTTGGCTTGTCCGGCGGTGAGGCGATCATGCGCCCAGAGGTCACTAAGGCTATGGGCGGTAAGCCTGCTGTTGATGCGCTGAACAAAGCCGCCATTGGTGGTGGCGTGAGCCGCGTCAAGAAGATGCTGGGTGAGGGTGCCGCGTTCGCGCGCGGCGGCGTGTACCGTGCCCTTGCGTTCGCTAAGGGCGGCGTGTTCCCTAATGGCGGCACTGATCAGCGCGATCACCTGACTGAGCGCATTGCGGCCTTGTTCAATGAACTCAAATCTGAGCACGGCAAGCCCTATCAGTATGGGGGCACCGGCAACCCCAGCTGGGATTGCTCGGGCCTGTGGTCAGGCATTACGCAGTTCCTGAACGGCGGTTCGCTGCGCGCAGGACGTATCTTCAACACCGAAAGTAACTTTGGTAACTTCGGGTTCGTCCCCGGCTTGTCTGGCCGCGTGACCATTGGCGTGCTGTCCGGCAAAGGCGGCGGCGAGAACGGCCACATGGCGGGCACTATCGACGGGGTTAACTTGGAATCGGCGGGCGATCACGGCGTGCAGATCGGCGGTGCGGCACGTGGCTCCGATAACAGCCTGTTCAACCACACCTACACTTTGAAGGAGTTCCTTGGGGAGTTCATTTCAGGTGGCGCTGGTGGCGGTGGCGGCTTCAACCTCGGAGCAATGGTCAAGGGCCTGTGGGACGCGGCGATCAATAAGATCGGCGACTTCCCAGGCAAGGAGCAGCACGGCGACTTCGGCAAGCTCCCCGGAGCTATCGCTAAAACCCTCGCTGACAAGGCTTGGGACTTTATCAAGTCGAAGGTGGGCACCTTCTCCGGTGCCGCTGGTGTGGCTGGTAATGCCGAGTCGTGGCGCGAAATGGCAATGGCCGCGATGCGTCGTCAAGGCTTTAATGCTGATGACCCGGCGCAGGTCAACGCCATGCTGGCCCAGATTCAGTCTGAGTCTGGTGGCAACCCGGGTATTGCACAGCAGATTGTCGACGTCAACGGAACTGGCGACAGTGCGGGCGTTGGCTTGCTGCAGATCATCCCCGGCACATTCGCAGCCAACCGTGACCCCGAATTGCCGAACGATAGGCGTGACCCGTGGGCCAATATGAACGCCGCGCTCCGCTACTACAAGAGCAGGTACGGCACTGATTTGACCACAATGTGGGGTCATGGACATGGCTACGATTCCGGCGGCTGGCTCAAACCCACCCCAGGAGGGTTCGGCACCTACTGGAACCACACAGGAAAGCCAGAGGCTGTCCTAACCGCTGAACAGTGGGACATGCTGGAACGCAACTTCGGAGACCTCCGAAACGCAATCCCAGCCCTCGTCGAACTCGGCAACAAAGGCCCCGCAGCCTGGAAACAAGCCGCAGACGCACTCATGCACGTCATCAACACCGGCGAATACCTCGGCGCAGACGCAACCCACCTCGAAGAAGACCACCCCGCAGTAGTCGCGGCACTAGCCGCACACCAAGGAATCGTCAACGCCCAGAACGAAGTAAAACGCTGGCAAGACGCCGGGGCCTACGGCGCTGGCATCGCCAACGAAGTGTTCTGGAAAACCCTTGGCAACAAGTCCCCGGACGCACTTGCACAAGACGCGTTCTTCGAGTTCATCGGCGGCGGAAACGGCCTGATCAAGAAGCTGGCCACAACCCCACCGGACAAGCTTGCGCCTGTACCGGATTGGTTCACCCGCGACCAGAAGAAGAAGGAAGAAGAGCAGGCCAAACAGGCAGGCGATTCTAACACCGCTGCTTCCGGGGTTGATGGTGCCGCAGCCGCAGTTGCCGACGCAAAACCGGAAAACCCGCAGGACATTAACCCAACAGGGCCGCAGATCAACCCCGTGGATGCTGCACGTGAAGAACTCACAACAGCGTTCCACGGCGGTGATGACGGCTTCGGCGGGCTCGGCCAGCTGATCGGCGACACGCACGCGAAAACACTGGTGAACGCCACCGGTAATTTCGGCCGCATGGTGCGCAACAGCCTGGCCGCGAACGTGGCCGAGGAGTTCACGACCGCCTTCAACGGTGGCGACTACGGGTACGGCGCAACAGCTGGTGTTGTTGGTGAGGAGCGCGCCAAGTTCCTTGTCAACAAGGCCGCTGATGCTGGTGCCGCGTGGGGTGAACTCGGTGCCGCTTTTAATGGTGGTGATGATGGGTTTGGTGGTTTGGCTAGCCTGATGGAGGACATCGACGCGGCACACGGGTTGGTGAACCTCGCTGGTTGGGCTGGTCAGCGTGCCCGTGGTGGTACACGCCTGTATGACCAGGGCGGTGTGCTGCCTCATGAGGGTGCGGCGGTGAACCTGTCCGGCAAGCCGGAAGCGATTCTCACTAACGACCAGTGGGGTGTGCTGAAACAAATCGCCGATAAGGGCGATGGTGGTCAGCTAACCCTGGTGGTGAACGTGGATGGTGAGGAAGTCCTGCGGCAGCGTGTGGAGGCTGTGGAGGGCAAGGTCGAGGTGAACACCAAAGACCTGAAAAAGATCAAGGGTGAGCGTCATGTTGGTGGCGCGCCCACTGTTCTCACATAGCAAGGAGTGAGTGTTCATGGAATCCCTGTACAACGTTTCACTTGACGATAGTGCGGGGGTGACGTGGGCACTCACCCGGTATGCGCATGGCCGTAGGGGCATGTGGTTGATGGGGCCACCTGAATTGTCTGCGAAGGTTGACGTGAAGACCAGGGCAACGACAACACAGGTGGGTGCCACGCCGATTGGGTGGAGCATCGACAAGATGGAGGGCACCCTGAAACTGGGTTTCCATGCTGAGGATGCTCCGCTTGCGGAGTCGTGGCGGTTGTTTGTGCGGAATGTGACTCCGTTTGATGAGTCTGTTTTGCGGGTTGTTGTGCCCGGTAAGACAGCATTGTCGTGCAGGTTGTTGGTGAAAGACCGTGTGCCTGACCCTGGGGTTTCTCCCGCCACGTTGGGTTTGCGGTCGTTCACGGTTGATGTGCCTGTTGTCTGCTATGAGGGGTGTTGGCGTGGTGAAACTACCCGCCACACTGGGGAGGTTGTGATTCATAACCCTGGTGATTTGCCTTTGTGGCCGCGCGTCAGGTGGCAGGGCAACGGGGTTACAACGGTGACCGCCCCTGGTGTGGGGCAGGTGGAATTGCCCCACACTGGTAACAGGGTGGCGGTGTTGGACACTGACCCGGCTAAAGCCTCAATGATCACGGTTGGTGGTGAGCCCGCCCCGGATTTGTGGCGTAGGTTGCGGGGGCGTGTGTTTCCGCAGCCTATCCCCCCTGGTGGTAGGGCCACGTGGGTTTTTGGTGGTGGGGCTACCGGCATGGTGACCCCATTGTTCACGTCGATGTGGAGGTGATTTGGTGGCTTTCGCATGGGAGCTTTGGGGCAAGTCGCAGAAAAGCGTGCATGATTCCGGTGGCCGCACTGTGTGGCTGTTCGATAAGAACATGGAGCCTTTGGTGTCGCTGTCTGGGTTTCTCGAGGGCACGCAGTTTGGCGACGAGTGCAACGCGCCGGGCAAGATGCAGATTGATTTGCCTGGCACTCACCCGGCGGTGCGGACGTTGATGTTCGCGGATGAGGACACCAACACCCCTGACCTGAACCGTGTGTTGAATGAATCCCTTTGGGTGGTTGTTGAAACGAAGCACTATCGTTTCGCATACCGTGTCGTTGAGGTGGAGATCAACTCAGATTCTGACGGTGACGTGTTCACAGTGCATGGTGAAGGCTTGTGGGAGCTGTTTAATCACTTGCCGTTGTGGGCATCACCAGGCGCGCCGATTGTGGCTCAGCTGAAATGGTCGGATGTGCAGGCTGGTGATTCGCTCAGGGTTATCAAAAACTACCTGTTCCGCAACCTGGCTAAGGATTTTCAGCCGCAGTTGCTGAAGAACTGGGATGTATGGTCAGCGTCAACATGGCGTGACCTGCGGCCTGAGTGGTGGCCGTTGATTGTGAACCCTGTGCACGAGTCGGAAAACACCGAATGGACTGTGCTTGACAGTCGATTCAATATTGCTGGGGACATGTTCAAAGCAACGTTGGATGCGGCCGGGCTGCAACTGGTCGCTGAACTCTGGCTACCCGGTGACCCGCAGCCGTTCAGGAACCATGCCACGTTAAAGAACCCCACCATTGTGATTGACGTGAAGGCCAGGAACTTTGCGTCGTCCACCGGCGGGGTTGGCGACGTCATCAGGGGCGTGAAGGAGAAAATCGCTGGTGACAATGTGTCAAAGGCCATTGTTATCGACGACACCGCATTCAATGGTGACAACCCTAAAGCCTGGTGCGTGTGGGATGGTGACCACATGCGGGGCGTGTCGTCGAAGGTTGTTCTACGCAAGGCCACTGATAGTGCCGTGATCGTGGGGGGCAAGTCCCCGCAGATTGTGAACAGTCTCATTGCGGCTGGTTCGCAGGCGTTGTGGCAGGGTATCGGCGCGGCGATTGGGGCGTTGTTCCCCCCGTTTGCCGCGTTGTCTGCTGCTGGTGGCGCGTTCCTGGGCACGTTGCAAGCTAACGCTTTGAAGGACAAACTGTTCGCTTGGTCGGAGTTCCGGGCGTGGTCACGTGAGGACGCGCTAGGTAAATACCGGTACCGGGGTTTGGTGAAGCCTGGTGAGGGTTTCAGCTTGTCGACGCTGCAGCAAGCGTTTACCGCTTTGCAGGAGACGCAGGGGAAAGTGTCGGTGGCTTTTGAGGCTGGTGACGGTTCCCCGTATTTGTTTGGGCGTGATTATCGTGTGGGTGATCAAGCGGTGTTTCGTTCGCGTGGTGTGAACTTTGCGACGTTTGTTCAGTCGGTGACGATTAAGCCTGGTCGTGGTGGTGATGATGTTGATATTGGGTTGGGTGACCCGCGTTTGCGTGAGTCTTCGGCACGGTCGTTGGAGCGGTCGTTGAAGACTTTGGCGGCGGCGACTGATCGTATTAAGACTTTGATTCCTTAGAAGGGTTTTGTTGTGTCTACTGGTAATAAGCAGTTGGATTTCATGTGGCCTTATCCGGTGCCTGAGGGCATGCACCCGTATGCGCCTTTGTTGATTAAGCCCCTGGGGTTCAACATGGACATTGATCTGATTAATGATTTGTGCAGGTTTTTGTTTGATCTTGTGGGGGTGAAGTTGCATGATCAGGAGCCAACTACGGTGGAGTATTCGCGTGGGTGGGATGATTCGCGTGAGGTTGATGAGTTGGTTCCTGGTGGTTCGTTGGCTGCGGTGTGGTGTCCGGTGTTGCCTCCGGGGTTGTCGCTTGACCCGCGTACTGGGTTGATGAAGGGCACTTTGCCTGAGGGGGTTTGGTCGTGGACTGTGCATGTTGGGCCGCAGATCAAGTTTGATGCTTTGGGTGGTGTTGGTTCCCCGAATGAGGATGGGCGTTGGATTGGTGCTTTGGAGGAGCGGCAAGGTGCCGTGCAGGTTGTGGAGGATGCTGCGGCTCCGATTGATGTGTCGAAGTTGACGGCGAAGCAGCGGGCTTTGTTGTTGGCGGAACTGCAAAAAAATAACAGTGACGAAAAGGGTAGCGAGGAATAGTCATGGGCATTTCGCCAGACAAGTACCAACCCAAATGGGACGGCTCCCCACAAACAATGGGCAAAGCCCTGGAACACGCAGGCGGCGACATGGGCAACCTGCTAGCCCAGGGTTTTAACGGCCTCATCAAAGGCATCGGCGACGCCCTACGCGGCATCGGCGGGGCGATTTTCAAGCCAATTGTTAGCGCTTCGCAAGTCTACCGCGATGGACAGGCTGCGCTGCAAAGCCGCATCGAAGAACTCAAATCCCCTCTGGAGGAGACCGGCACGCTGTTCATGTCCAGCGGGGAGAAGAGTATTCATGGTGTTTTTCCTTTTGACGAAATGCTTGTGGGTTCGCGCGGCGTCGAGTTTGAGCGCATTCCCCATGCTATCCGACTCATGGATAAAGGCGTGTGGCGTATCGATGCCATGATTAGCGTGTCTGGCCTTATCGCTATCGCATCTTCCCATGTGGTGGAATGGCAGATCGAAGTGAAAACTCGCACCGGCGAAATGTGGCACGTCAAGCGTGGCTACATCACGTCGCGTGAGAAGGACCATTCCATCTTGTCCACCGTGGTGGCTGTGCCTGATGTTGGCTACACGGTACAGGTAGTTATCACGCACAATATATCTTTGTCTCGTGAGTTCTACGGTGGTGCTGACAGAAACCACTTGATGGTGTGGCACCTGAATAGGGAGATTGACGGCGGCAAAGGAACGGCTACGGGGCGTACGCGCTAGCCCGCATTGTTTCTACTCATTATTTTAGGCACTCACTAATCAAGTTGGGTGCCTTGTTTTTATGCGCTTTAGGAAGGTGCTAATGACTATTTTGACTGGTGATTTGAAGAGCATCACCAAGCAACCTTTTGACGGCCCTGACTGCTATGTGGTGCTGCAGTCATCGGGTGAACGTGTCGAGGGTGGAACGGTGGTCACGCGGGAACTGCGGCGAATCCACATGGAAGGCACCGGTGGGGTTTTCCGCAGCCCTGACATGTTCCCCGGGCCTGTCACAGTGACGCTTGAAGGCGGCACTGTGCATGGAACCTCGTGGACTGTGACACTGCCTGAATCAGGTGAGGCGAACCTAGCCAACCTGATCGGCGCGCAAACAGAGTACCCGCCCGCTGTCGTGGGTGAAGCGCAGCAGGCAGCCACCGCCGCGTCGGAAAGCAAACGCAAAGCCGAAGAAGCCGTCACCCAAGCACAGCAGGCGGCAAGCACGGTTGAGCAGGTGAAGAAAGACACCATCGCCGCACGAGACGAAGCACGCGAAGCCGTCAACCAGGCGAAACAAGCCGCAAGCGCAGCCTCCCAGGACGCTGTGCAGCAGGCAATGAACGACCTCAGCGGCCTGGTGCGTGACGAGATCACTAGGCAAATCGGGAAGCTCCCCGCAGGCGAAGGCGTTGACCCGGAGAAAATCGGCAAGGCCGTGGAAGAATACTTCCGGCAACACCCGCAAGGCGGCGGTGGCGCGGCCCCCACACCTGAGGCTATCCAGCAGGCAGTTGGAAACAAGATCTCCGAGGAAGTCAACAAGGCTGTTACGAAGCTGGTGGAAACCCAGATCAAGGAAATCGTCACAGCCGCAGGTGATGCTGGTGTCATCAACGTCAAACCAGCCGAGGGCACTGACATCACCACTGCTTTGCAGGCAGCCATTAACGACGCGTCGAAGAAGGTAATCCAGTTGCCTGCTGGTGAGTGGGGGTTGTCGAACACGATTAACCTCGACAAGCTTTCCGGCAAGGTCATGATGGGGCAGGGTGACGCCACGGTGTTGAAGATGAAACGCGGCGTCGGGAAGAACGCCATGCAGTCAACCAGTGGCGGCAATCTGCGGCGCGGCTACATGTCCGGGTTTGTTATCGACATGGACTGGGTGACGGGTGAGCGGCCTGCCACGGCGCTGCAGATCACGAACGCTGATTACGTGAAGATGGTTCAGATCGGGGTCATGAACTCCGGCGCAAATGCGTTCCTTTTGCAGGGGTTTGTGCGGAAAGAGAAGCCAACCGGCAACGGAACGAACGATTCCCTGGTTCTGAACTGCTGGACTGATGGTAGCGGTTTGAAGCAGAACACGGCGCAGGAGGGTGCATCCGGGTTCGGCATCATGATCAAAGACGAGTCGAACCGCAACCAGATCATTGGCAACCAGATTCGCCGCGCATCCTGCGGCATGGGCATTGGTGGGCGTGATACTACCGACCCGGCTTTGCGGCCTGAGACATTGATTCAGGGCGCACCGAAAGACACCCTCGTGTCTGGGAACAGTGTGGTCATGGCCGAGAACCAGTCAATCGCTTTCGAGCCTATCGGCTTCACCATCAAGTGCTACCGCACGAACATCACCGGCAACATGCTCCCCGTGTCCAAGGACAACGGAATCAGCGTGGGCGGGTACAGCGTGGTCATGGCCAACACCATCGGCGAAACCTGGAACCACGGCATCGCCTGCTCCGGGCACGGCACAAAAATCCAAGGCAACGACATCTGGAACGTGGGCCTTGAAAACCAACTACGCCCACCCGCAGACGGCCCTAAAGACTGGGCGGCCGTCGCACTGGAAGACCCCATCGGCTGCACCGTCATTGGCAACAGCTACGCGCAGGACAACCCCAAGGCTGACTGCGCGCACATGGTGAAGATTGTGTTGCGCAAGGGAACGAAGAAGGAGCAGGTTGGCGGCAACACCATCATTGGTAACAACGCCCAGGAAGGCACTGTGAAGAAGGATTTCATCTTCAATGGGAATTTCAACCCGGCGCGCCCGGATATGATCATCACGATTGAGGAGTGGAAGAAGCTTCTTGATAAGCCTGATGAGGAGCGTGTTCGGGTTTTGGCTGGTGAGGTTGTTGATGAGCGGTTGAAGAAACTTCCTCCCGCGCCCGCGCCTGCTCCGGCGGCTAGTGAGGCTTCGCCTTTGTTGAAAGCGTTGGAAACCCGCGAGGGGCCTACCCCTGGTTTGCATATTCACCCATTCCAGTTGTGGACGCGTGGGGCACGCAGGCTTGCGCCGGTCACCTATTCTTGGCCTAAATATTGGGAGGCGGTTGAGCACGCGCGCGACGTCACCGCCAACTACCTTCACAATCCGCAGATCGCAGGGCCGTTCATCGCCAACCCTCATAGTGGTGTGGGCACGAAGAAAGAGAACGACTACGAGTTGACGCTAACCACCACTGCGGCGCTCGGCATGGTCAACATCGCCTACGTGCTCACCCAGTGGGGCGGTCGCAGCCACTCCGAGATCATCAAGGAGATCGACCAGTTCATAGACTGGTACGGGCGTCACCGTATTCACGGTGTGTTCCTTGATGAGGCTGTCAATGGCTGGGGCGACCAGGCAAACAAAGTGCAAGGCTATGTAACGCTGTACCAGGAACTCCGCAAAAAGTACGGAAGCGCCTTCTACATCACAGCGAACCCGGGCGGCAACACTGTTGAGGGCATGCTGGGTGCGGCGGATACGCTCATGGCTTTCGAACAATCCGCGCAACGCTACATTGACGACGAGACTATTTGTCCTGGGCACTACAGAGGGCATAACCCGCTGAGGTTCTGGCACGCGGTACACAACGTAAACGATGTTGAGCAGGCCAAACAAGTACTCAAGCGTGCCAGCGTATCGAACGTTGGGCAAATCTGGCTCACCACTGACACATTCACCGGTGAGCTGGGTAGTGAATCCGAATGGAACAACCCGTGGGACAACGCACCGGACCCCGATGTACTGCGCGAAACCATCGCATGGGTGCGTCGTGAAGGAAACTACATCCTCCCCATCGAATACGGGTAGGAGCACAAACAACAGCGAAAGGAGTGAATATGGACCTAGGAACACTTAACCGAGCAATGGGTTCCAACGTCGATTCGGCGTTTGTGCAACCCATGAATGAAGCCATGAAGTTCGCGGACATCACGACCGTGGCGCGCGCAGCAATGTGGTGCGCGCAGATCGGACATGAGTCCGTGGGCCTGCAATTCATGCAGGAACTTGGCGGGTATGACTACTTCACCAGCAACTATGAGGGCCGTGGCGATCTCGGCAACGTCTACCCTGGTGATGGTGCACGTTTCCATGGTCGCGGCCCCATACAGCTCACGGGACGGAACAACTACGGGTCGTTCGGTCGATGGTGCCATGATCGTGGAATCACCAGCGACCCGAACCTGTTTGTGAATGACCCGGATTTGGTGGCCACCCCGAAGTGGGGATTCATGGCTGCTGCTTGGTACTGGGTGGTGGCTCGGCCACTGCTCAATGAATTTGCTGACCAGGCAGCAGACCCGAACCTAGAGGGCTGGCAGCGGTACGAAGGATTCAAAGCCGCAACCCGCGCGATCAATGGAGGAACCAACGGAATCGACGACCGGCAACGCCGCTTCGACTTCTGCCTGACCTTGGGGGAGTCACTGCTTCCTGAAGGTTCAACCGGCGGCGGCGCGGGTGAAACCCTGGTCAACCAGGCTGGTGAAGAAGTAGAAATCCCCTACAGCCGTGAGGCCGTGGTACAGGACACCTACTACAATTGCGGGCCCGCATCCACCCAGACTGTGGTGTTCGCCGCCACCGGTGTTCTCAAGCCGGAAGGCGATTTCGCTGTGGAGCTGGGCACCACAGTCAACGGCACAGACTGGATTGGGTTCTTCCCGAAGGTGCTGAACAAACACATCCCAGGGGCTGAATACCAGTCAGTAGAGATGCCTAATGACCCACCAACGGCGGACCAGCAGGAACGCCTGTGGAACGACATCAAAACCTCAGTCAAAGCTGGTCATGGTGTCATCTGCAACATCGTTGCTCCACCGTCGAACTACCCGCGCGGCGTGTACGGCTCCGTCTCCCCAGCCTATGGCGGGGGCGTGGTGTACCACTACATTGCCGCAATGGGATATCGAGACGGTGACCAGGGGCGTGCCGTGTGGATAGCGGATTCATGGTTCAGCCCATACGGCTACTGGATCAGCCTTGACCAGCTGGCCTCGCTGATACTGCCGAAGGGCTACGCCTACTCGACCGCACCCGCAAACCCAAACATCCAAATCAAAGGAGGACCAGTGTCCCTATTCGGACATGAGCAAGTCGCCGCGCTGAACGACGCCAAAGTCGCGGCGCAGGAAACCAACAAAAAGCTTGACCGACTAATCCAACAAGTGGAATACATCAGCGGTCAGCTTGGCCCCTGGCCGCAGTTGGGCCAGAACTCGAAGGGTGAAAACCTCACCCTCGTGGATGGTGTCGCCGCCGCCCGGCGCGACATCGCCAACATTCAACAGCAAATCCAAACCATGAAGGGAAAATAAAATGGCACGCCATAACCTGAATTCCAAGTCCGTGCAGATCATCGAAGAGGCCGCAACGAACCTGCTTGCTGAGCAGCCGTGGTTCGCGCGCCGCAAGAACACCCTGGTCGCAGCTGCCCAGGCGGTGCTGCAGGTGCTGAGTGTTGTTGGCCTCATGGCTGGCCAGCTGCCCGCTGATGTTGCCGCTGTCGTGGCTGTCATCGCAGGTGCCGCAGGTGTTGTCATTCAGGCTTCCATGAAGGGCAGCATCACTCCGTCGGTTGTGGAGCGTGTGTCTGATGAGGCAGCCGCAGTTGATGCGGCTTCTCAGGAGGCACCGCTTCCAACGTTTGACTCTCACCAGGGGTAAGCCATGTGGTGGTTGGCGGCACAAATGCCGCCACCGCAGGTGGCTGAGGCCGTGAGCATCAGTGAGATCGTTGGCTGGGTGGGTGGCATCGCCACCGCTGTGAGTGTGATTCTTGCCGCGTGGACAGCGCACCGCAAAGGGCACGCTGACGGGAAGGTGGAGGAAAGACGCCTAGTCTTGGACGAGTCACAACAAATTGTGAACAACCTAACCGCCACCGTCGGGGTGATGGAAACCACCCTGAACACCGTGACCGCGCAACATGACCGGCTCGCACAGCAAGTCACAGACATGCACACCAAGCTAACCAATCAAGACACCCAGATCACCGACCTGACCACCCGCATGACGGACATCAACCAACGTCACCGCACGGCTGTGAAGCATATCGCGGCTCGTGAGGAATGGGCGTCGAGGAAGTGGCCGGGTAAGCGTCCGGATGATTTGCCGGTGATTCCGCAGATAATTCAGGCGGACATTCGGGAGCTTGCTAAGCAGGCTCGTGATGAGGTTTAGCCCCTTGTGAAGATGCGCCCCCGCGCCACCGTTGTTGGTGGTTGCGGGGGCGTTTTTTGCGTTTCGGGGTGGGGTCATTTTTGACGACAATTTGACGACATTTCACACTAAAACACACGTAAATACACGCAAATTCAACAGGGTTGCTACACGGCAAAAACCGCACTTGACCAGCAAACATGCAGGTAAACAACGGTATGGACAAAACCCAGAAAGTCGGTTCGAGTCCGACTGGGGGCACCAAAAAAACCCAAGGTCAAACCCCTAAACCGCGTCACCAAAACCCCGATTTGACGACAATTTGACGACATTCCCCAAAGAACCCACCAAAGCATCCAACGCCCCACGCACCGCATCCAAGTCATCGTCAAACAACTCCGCATACACATCCAACGTCATAGCCGCAGACTTGTGTCCAAGCTGCTTTTGCACCACCTTCACATTCGCCCCCGCCGAAACTAAAAGTCCGGCTGCCACATGCCTAAGACCATGAATAGTCAACGAAGGAAACGACGGGTCTTCGGCGCGCACGCGCCCCAACGCCGAATGAAAAAAAGAACCCTTCCCCGGAAGCCGCATAGGCCCGCCCGCAGGCGACTCCCACAACCACCCGGTGCGCGGCTTACCACGTGCCGCATCTTCAAGCATCCCCATCACATGCCCAGGGCAAGCCACTGTGCGCCGCTCATGAGTTTTCGGGGTTCCGACAACCACCTCGCCCCCTACCGTTACTGCGTTCCTCGCCACCCTGATGCGCCCGTTCAGCGGGTCCAAGTCTTGCGCCTGCAAGCCAGCGGCCTCACCCCACCTAAGGCCAGTGGTTCCCAACAGCCAGATCAGCTCACCCCGAACCGTTGCCTCGTCCGCTAGGCGCTTCAATTGGCTGATGGTGAGGTACACCTTTGTTGGGTTGTTCTTGCGGGGCAGGGTGACGCTTTTAGCCGGGTTCGCGGGTATGAGGTTGTCGAGGACGGCCATGTCTAGAATCTTCGACAAGATCGCATGGTGGTGCCTGGTGGTTGAGGGTGATTGGGCGCTGGCTGACACCCAGGCTTGCACTTCCGACGGTTTGATAGTTTTGATGCGCCGGTGCCCCCAGTGTGGGAGGACGTGGTTTTTGTAGTCGAGGGCTTCGACGCGTGCTGTTGAGGGTTTCAGGTGGGTGCGGGTTTCCATCCATCGTGTGCCGAGGGCCTGGATGGTTATGTTGCCTGCGTTGGGGTCAACCCAGGTGCCATTGATGATGGAGGTGGTGTGTGTGGCCACCCATCTTTCGGCTTCGCTTTTGGTGCGGAATCCGGTTTTGGTGCGGCTTTTGCCGTCTGGGGTGCGGTATTGGACGCGCCATTTTGTTCCTTTGGCGGTGTCATATCGTTTGATTGATGCCATTGTTTTTGTCCTTGCATTGTTGCAGGTCAGATGTGGTTTTTATTTAATTATTGGGGGTTTTGTGTCCGCATTGTTTTGTCATGCGGAAAGCCCCCACCGTGCGGGGTGGGGGCTGGGTTAGGTTCGTGCGGGGCGGCCGGGTTTTCCGGGGCGGGTTGCCCACCAGGCTTTGATTTCCTTAGCGTCCCATAGCCTAGTGCGCTCAACATGATGGGTGGGGGCGGGGGCTTGTCCGCGTGCAACGTATGCGGTGAATGATGATTGTGATAGGCCGGTGTGGTCAAGCACTGCGGTGATGGACCAGGCCACCCCGCCGCCGGGTAGCGTGATTTCGACGAGCGGGGTGGTCATACGCGGCACCCCTGATCATAAACCATGCGCCCGCGCTCCGCCGGGGAACTGGTGGGCAAAGCGGGATTGTGGCGAGAAACACCATCAGAGTTTCGGGTTTGATTATCCACGGTGCACCTTCCTGTAAATTTTGCAGATAGCCTGAATCCAATTGCGGATAGTTTCTATATACGAATCGAGTACCCTATCCATTTCGCGCGGATATAATACCGCCAGCATGGCTAAGTTCGATATAATAACAACGAGGATAAGAATATCGCAGTTCATTATTGCTTCCTTTTCATGAAACCCCGCATGGTGGCGGGGGTCTGGTTTAGTTTCGTCCGATGGGAACAGGTGCGCCGTATTTCTGGTAGTTTTCCCAGGCAGTGGCTGCTGCCTCGCGGTAGGTGCGGTGCCCCCACTCAGTCGGGTAGAGGGTGTTCAGGAGTTTCCCTTGCTGGTGAATTTCAGTTACGGGGTCAATGATTACCCACAATTCAGCTGATTCCATGATGCCGTCTTTTGAGGAATAGCAGGTGCTTCTCTCGATGACTGCGAATGCTTTGCCTTTGTGGATGACTTCCCAGCGTCCTGACATGACGTGCTTGAAGGTGTAGGGGGTGTTCATTGTTGGTTCCTTAATCCAGGGGCCGAAGCCCCCGGGGTTTGCATGGTGGTTAGTCGTCGAGGTCTTCGGAGTCTAGGGCGCGCATTTCCTCGGTCTTGTCAGCAAGCCATTGCTGCCATTGTTCGCGCCCAAACAGTGCATCGAGTACTGGCCAATCGTTGGTGTCGTCGCTGAATGCCATGCCCTTTTCGCGGCTCATTCCAGCAATGGTTGGGTCTACTGCGAGGCGTGCTTTGCGGGTGCCGTCAAGATCGAAATCGACAATGAACTGTGGGCCGTTGTGGGTGGATTCTTCTGTGGGGAGGCTTGCCATTTCGCCGTATGCGATGCCCCATTCAGCGGGGGCGATGTTCCAGTCGAGGTTGTTGAGGGTGATGGTGGTCATTGGTCTTGGTCCTTTCGGGTTTGAGGTGGGCGTGAGGCTTGTTTGCCTTACAAGATTTATATTACAGCGCCACTCTGCAATTAACAAGATGGCAGTTCAGCAACCCCACCAATAAAGGGGTAACTACAGTCAATCACTGTAAGGACCATCCGCCCTCACCTGCGACGACACCGCCACATCCTCATCCTCAGCCCTAAATAGCCGCACCGCATCAGCATCGGAACGCCGCATAATCTCACCAAGAATCTGCTGATTCGTCGCCTCCCTAAGCGCCGAAGCAGGGCTAGCTGCGCCCGCCTCGAACCGCTCAAGAAACCCGGTCTCTACAAGCCCATCAATCGGTGACCGCCCATAAGCGCGGCAAAGCGCGATCACCATGTCTGGCTTCAAACTTCCACGGCTAATCTGCTGGGACACTGCGCCGGGGGATAGGCCAAGTTTGGCTGCTGCTGTGCGCATGGAGTCGGGGCCAATAAGGTTTTCTACCCAGTCTTTGTGTCTCATGCCTACAGCGTAACCTCATTTGAGGTCACTATGCAATGAGGCAGGTAGATTAATGTTTTTTAATCAAATGGGGGTAGCGGTCGGGGGTGGCATTTGATGGTGGCTGTTGCAAGATTCGATCAGCTGGTCTTAAATGAAGTCATCGCCCGCTAAGAGCAACACAAGCGGAAGATAAAAAGAACCTTATGATGTGTGAAAATTTAATTAGCTGCCTCGTGAAAGATACTTACCTCACGTTGGGATAACGTGACGAAGCTCTCGCAAAGCATCGGCAAGGACACCAGGAACCCGGACAAAAACCGGAGGGAACGAACACGAGAAAGAACACAGCAAAGGCGTGAGCAGCACAAAAGCGCGGTGCAACCCCGCGCCACGCCACAAAGCCCCCACAGTGGATGAACAACACAGGGGGCCTCAAACCATCAAAACCACTACCAAAGAAAGACCAAAGAAAATGCCCGCCCCATTCGAAACGCCCTCACCCCCAACCCCAACATCGGCACCATCCACGGAGCATGCCTAACACCATCCGCAGTTTTGAGCCGCTAACAGCAATGCAACAACTTCTCAAAATCAAAGCAACAGCTCTCATTTGCCAAAGAATCCTAAACGCAATCCACATAAAACGGGTGCTCGAGGAAATCCAAGCCGAATCAGGCCCCGCAATAGCGCCTATTCGAGACCAAAACGCCCCAGTAGAACACGGGGTCGGGCTGCTGCAAATCATCCCAGGAACTTTCAGCAACCATGCCAGCGCATCCAACATGCCGCACCCGATGAAATTCACCCCAAAAAACAACCAACGTCCATACGCATTAGGAGGAACACTCCCCGCACGAACCCCGCAACTTGACAGGGACATCAACGAACCCTGGGGAAACATCACCATCGACGACATCAACCGATGCATCGAAAGATTCACCAAAAAGGAAAGAATAATGAGCGAAAGAAAGTACCGCCTCACTGACGAAACAATCACGGTCTTTGGCCGCACGCTGTACCGTATTCAAGCCACCGAGAACATCCCAAGCCGATATGTGGATAAAGGCGAACTCGGCGGTTTCATTGAAAAGGAATCGAACTTGTCCGGCGACGCGTGGGTGTCCGGCGACGCGTGGGTGTTCGGCGACGCGTGGGTGTCCGGCGACGCGTGGGTGTCC